CTAACCTTTAACGATTTCGATGCGGTCTTGGACGGCGAAGACAAAGTACAAGAGGTGAACGCTCCTAAAACGATTGAACGGTTAGAACAGGTTAGTATGGATAACCACCTTCGACGTAAGATGGAGGAGGAACAGGATGCAGACGAAGATCGCATCAAAATCCATACAGATACCATTGATTTAGCCGGATTGGATATCTTGGATTTGGACGTCAAGGGCTCATCCGCCCCTTCTTCGAATGAGAATATCTCATTAACATTGGACATTGAAGAGCTCTAATCTGCGGATAAAGAATGCGGATAAAGAATGCGGTAAGAATGGATCGAAAATACCGAATAACATACTATATCGATTATGCAAGAACTCTTCGTTTTAGCGATTATTATAACATCTTTATTCTGTGTGTCCAAATTCGTAGAGATGAAGTACTTGGATGAGAACAAGCCATTGAAAGAAACTGTACGCGATGCACTCATTGTATTGGTATCTTCACTAACCGGCGGGTTTATCTTTTTCAACTGTAGCACCATGATAACGGACTTTTTCAATGTGGTAACCGAAACCAAAGTTCTAAATACGGAGACTACACAGGTATTTACCGGTAAACCCGAATTTTAATAAAAAATAACAGAATACTTTAGTCATACTTTAGCCATACTTTAGTCATACTTTAGCCAAATGTTCAAGTTCTTGGGATTATTCAGATCTTCTAGTTCTAATAGAACCACTCGACGAAACAGCTTATCTACTAGTTCAGGTTCATCTAGTGGTTCACGAAACAGAACTCGTTCAAGACATAGTAGTAGTAGTAGCAGTAGTATAGATATAACGAAAGAAACAGATGAATTGAACGAATTTGCTGATCACTTTTACAATTTAGAAGAAACCGTGCATAACTTAGTTGAATTTATTGATTTACAACGCGATAAAGATGGGATTAAGGCAAAAGTTGGACGTGCATTTTTTCGCACTACTGGACTCGGTACGGATCGTCTAAAATTCAAAGAGGCAATAAAATCCCATAAATATATCGAGAAGTTGAATATGATACGTGATAATTGCAAGGAGAACCGAGTTTTTCTTCTCAAAAAGATAGAAGAATCAACCAAACCTAGAACCCGACCTATGACTAACCATGATAAATACAGATCTTCTTTAGAAATATTAGTGAATAAAGCGAAATCCGACTATAATGCATTATATAGTAAATTCTTAACATTAAAATCATCGTTTCTGAAAAAATGCGAATTAGAAAACAAATGCGATCAGTTATTTAGAAGCCATCAAACCCTCTTTCAGAGAAAGAATCGTGAGATGGAGGGGTTTTTTACGGGAGGTAGGCATAAGACGAATTTTAGAGGAAAGACCTTACGAAAAAAATAATGGTATAGTGTAGTAGGTGAAAAAAGTGGATTTAAGATATGTCTAGTGGAACAATGGATTCTATAAAAGAAAGAATGGCAGAAATAAACAACAAAATACTTCAAGTAAAACAAAACCAAGAAAAAGAACTAGCGTTAAAACAGAAAAAAGATCTTAAAGATTTAGAAGAAAAAATTCAAGAATTAAGCAACACTCCTGATAAAATAATTAGACAGTGGATAGTAAACAAACAACAAGTAATAATATCTGAAATATTCGACGTCCTACTCCCACTTGTAATAGAAGAAGGTACAAGCACATTCATGCAAAAATCACGTGAAATGATGGGTTTTAGTCGTGAAAGAACATTAGCGAAAGAACATGCGAGTCAAATTTTTAATTCATCATTATTAGGCGGATATAGAACCAGATTTTTGACTGTATTAGGTATACACCCTTCAGTACTAGAATCATTAGAAAATTTTTTAAATTTAATAAACCAGTTTTTAGGAGATTATCATGAATTTAAAAAAATATGTGATGACGATCCTACATGTAAAAAACGATTTTCGGAGATTAGTCGTGTAATAGATAATATATTAGGTAATACATTGGAGGTGAGTTTAAATGATACTATTACTGCTATAGATGTAGATGTAGATGAAATTTTTGGTAAACTTTCACCAGCAGTGGAGCTAGGTATGGAAACAGCATCTTCAACTGCGTCTTCAACTAAATTGCCAGAGGACGCGTTTGCTTTCGGAGGAGCAAGAACACGTCGCAGACGCACTAGACGATCTAAACGAAGAAGAACGAATCGAAGAAGATAAATAAATTTCAATAAGCACGAGAATATGCGTATTGAAATATGGGGGGGTCTTATTGAGACCCCTTTTCCGACTTGCCGGAATCGAACCAGCGACATTTCGATAACATTGAAAAACCACTACAGTCGAATGCTCTACCAACTGAGCTAAAGTCGGAGGGTGTTTATCACATACTTTCTCTCCATTCATAATGGGATTCTTTTATTTATATTGTTTTCTACGAGATTTAGATTTTTTGGTGTAGATTCTTCTTCGCGTCTTTGCTCCTCCTCTATTAAATGGAAAAACTAAAGTATCCAGATTTGTAGTAGATCTTTTGAGATCCATATCACTATTTTTAATGTCCTGTTCAAATGAATATACAAATGAAACATAACAATTTAAATTTAATTCATATAATAATAATTTTTTAACAATACCCTTTGCCTCATTTAGAGTGTCCCCCGTCGACAAGCTGGTATATTGGGTGTTTAGCTTTTTTATTTCGGATTTGATTTTAAGTATATTCTTACGAATAGTATAACAATTTATACTGGTAACCCCTTTGCATTTCATATTTTTTTCATCAAATTCGGTTAATAGACTTTCTAGATTACGATGAGATTCATTGAAATAAGTGTCTAAATGTGATTTATCTTGATTATTTCTTAAAGCTTCAATACGTTTGTATCTTTCAATACTGAGAGGTATTAAATAATAGAATGACGACGAAGTGTTTGTTAACGAGTCATCATCGTGTGAAGAGTGGTATGGTAGATGCTTCTCTTCCTCTATTTGTCTTATTGAAGGGTCGGGGTCGTAGGTAATTCTTTCTGGAACATCGGGAACATCGGTAAAAACATCGAATTTTGGTGATTTTTTCGATGGTTCTTCAAAGAGACCTCTGTTGTAATACGATGGTTCTTTAAAGCGATCAAAAAAACTTTTTTTTTTGGAATAATCTTTATTAAAGGTTTTTTCATCGAAAACATTATGTGATTCAGAAGGTACGATGTACGGGGGGCTCGATACAGACAGAGGTTCTAGCCCTTTGCCTTCATCATATTCGCCTTCGTTAGGATGTGTCTGCTTATTATTTCTGGGTTTGTGTGCGGGTGGGGGTCTTCGTTGATATTTTCTTATACCTGGTGGGTTATAGTAGCGCGGCGGGTGGCTTAGATTCCAATCTTCATCATTCATAACTATAGTAGTAATGATTCTATACAACCTACAGAGATTTTTGTAAACGACTAAAAAGGCGTCTATATCGATAAACGAATATATCTTCTAACTAAAGTCCAAGAATTATGCTAAAGATGGTATACCTCCATAATATCAATGAATTATGCAGATATACGTTTTTACTATTACTGTTCCTTATCCCCAAATTCGCCTTGTTTTACGCAGAGATCGTTTAGAAGTTTTATTTCTCCCACCACTAGAAGATGATCCTTTTCTCGATCTATTCTTCTTGGAATCATAAAGTTCCAATAGTGTCGTTAAACATGTTTCATCGCCATTCCAAAAATTTTCATTCATTTCCTTTTCAAAATGCGCTGAACCTTCTACATATTTTTGTAAATAATCCTTGTACGTAATACAAAGTTCTTTTACTGATATTAAAATATCGATTTTCTTGGTTTGAGTGTATTGGGTTTTTCCATCGATTAATTTTTTGATATATTTACCAATCGTACCCGTATCGGGTAGGAACATTGATTTCAATTCAGTATTTTTTTGTCTAATTGGATTGCATCCAATACTACTACCTAAATTACGAAACAATTTTCGACACGGTAATATTTTTCCTATCAATTTAGTATTTTCTACAAGAACGTTATCGATTTCTCGCAAAAGTGTTATTATAGCTTCGTTTCCGAGTTGTTGATCACTTTTCGCAAACCCGGTATGTATAGCAGCTTCGCGTAAAGTGCCGATAAAACCACTCGTTGCGGTGTTAGTGTTAGTTTTACGTTTGAAACTGTTTGGCCTTCTCGAAAACATCTATCTATAATAACCTAATATTTTCTACGTGATTTCTTACGGCGATGGTTCATAATTTTTTTGGATTTTCGGGTTCTTCCTCCTTTATATCGGTTTAATTCTTTTTTATGTTTTTCGATATTTTCTATCAATTCACGCATAACTTCTTTTGCTTTAATGCACCAAGATTCAGTTGATTCTTTTTTTAAACATTCTTCATTGTACAAGTCATAGTTGGCTAGTAATTGTATTTCTAACTCTGATATTTTTGTTTGTAGTCGTTGTAGTCGTTCACGCCGTATATCTTCTCGTTTTTGTTGTTCGATATCACTAAAATATTTTATTAACACTATTGTATCATGTTTTGATAGGGTTTTCATATTATACTGTATACCATTCTTTGTAGTGTAATATAGGTCATCCATTCTTATGTACCTACCTATATAATAGAAGAGATAGTTATGCATAATAGGGCAGGCTATCCAAATCGATCATTACATCGATAGTAGCATCCGATTCAGAGTCCAAGAATTGACTAAAGAAGGGGAAATCGAGTTGCGCCTCCGGTGTATGATCGTGAACCGTTCGGGCGATCATTTTGTACAATTTGAAATTGGGGTAGCGCTCTTCGCCGTTCTTTTTATACAATACGTTTTTTCCGCGATCATCCGTGCACCATCGCACAATGGTCTTTTGGAATTCATCGTATCGCCTTGGATCCTCGTCTTCGTCAATAATAAAGTCGTATATGGACGACCCCATACGGCACAAGTCAAACGCATAGTTGGGTTCCAGCCGTGGTTTATTCTCATTGAAAAACGGTTCGCAATTGTATTGTGTAGCGGCATCCCCACCCGGTCCGAAACTATCGCTACAGAACATCTTTTTCTGGAAGGTGTAAATGCTGCGGCCAAAATCGATGATTTTATAGATGCGTCCATAGGTTGGCACCTTGTACACCTTGCCTTGAAACTTGTAATAGAGGTAGTCTTTGTCGGTAGTTTTCCACATAATATTGTTGGTGTGTAAATCATTGTGCGTAAACTTGAATGCTTTTTGGTAGGTTAAGAGGATCATGTTAACCTGGAATAATGCACTTGCGGCTTGGTCTTCGTCGATAACTTTTTTTACAAAGAGTTGGTCCAAGGTACCCTCGCATTTCTCTAAACATATCATTTGTATGGGGAAATCTTTGATATATCCGTAAATCTCTTCTTCCTCTTGGTCTTCGTCCTCGTCCTCGTCCAAGTCTTCGTCCAAAGGATTATCATCGTCGCCTTCAGGTTCACTCTCGCTTGTCCAAACGTCTTCATCGCCTTCTTCACCCTCGTCTTCACCCTCGTCTTCACCCTCATCTTCACCCTCGCTACTGTTGTTTTCGGAAGACCCCGAATCACTCGAAGAATCTGCATGACTAACCGAGGAGGTTTCGTCCATCAGGGTATCGTCCTTTGGTTTGGTATATACCATGTCCACCACTGCTGATGCATTGGGGTCCGTAGGAGCATGTTCGATTTCCGTCTCTAAATCACACACCGAAAATGCGGATACATTATGACTGGCAGCAGAGTCGATACACAGCTTGCGACGGTTTCGTCTAGATCCCGCAATTCCTTCGAGACCGTATCCACCCCCACCCATCATTGTGGGATGATCGATGGTAAAGAGATCGCCATGATGTTTGTTGAAAAACCCTGAGTTTTGCAAATACTCCATATCATCCGTAGTACACACCTTGAACTGTTTCTGCACACCTAAATAAGAACCGTAGAAATCAATCCCGTGAACAAACCCGTGATGGTGCAAAAGATTGGACGCCAAATAGTTGAAAAAACAGTCGACGTAAGAGGCGTTGTGGGGCGACAAGATCTTGCTACATGCGGTCTCTTCGGTACTATCGATTCGAGGCATAGCTCGCATCCTAGGGTCTTTGACGTCGTATTTACCGATCATGTATCGAAACGGGTCCAAGAGGGGCGAGAATTTGATAAATACGGGGGCATCTATGACCTCTTGGGATTCGATGTCCAAGATATGTTTGGGATCCTTCATATGGTAGCGATGGTTTAGAGCAATTTTATCGAAATTTTGGTGTGTCATATCGAAAAACCGGTTATATACGGGGTTGTATAACTGTAGATCTTGGATATCAAAGGGATTGTATGATCCAATGGGGGCGTCTGTATTCTTGGCGATGTCCAAGACCGGAGGTCCAGGTTTAGAGTAATGAATTTGGAATGGTGGTGAAGATCCCGTTGATGTCATGAGTATCGGCGATATGAAATCCCTAAATAGATAATTTTATAGAAATAAACCAATCGTTCGCTGTCCTCCTCTTCTGATTCGCGAATAAGAGAATCGTTCTTTTAGCTAAATAAATAGTATAACGGTATTACAAACCACCACAGAAAATAGAATGACTTTGGAACTTAAAAAATTCGATATGAGATGGATCACTTTCAAAGCGGATGAGAATAAAGGTCCCGTTATTGTTATGATTGGGCGTCGTGATACGGGTAAGTCTTTCTTGGTGCGCGATCTCTTGTATCATCATCAGGATATTCCCATTGGTACGGTTATTTCGGGTACAGAAGCCGGAAACGGGTTTTATGCGAGCCACGTTCCCAAGCTGTTCATCCACGAGGAATACAACACAGTATTGATCGAGAATGTGTTGCGACGTCAGCGTGCGGTCTTGAAACAGATGAATAAAGATATTGAGATGTACCGGAAATCGACGATCGATCCCCGCGCTTTCGTTATCTTGGACGATTGCTTGTACGACCAGACGTGGACGCGAGACAAAATGATGCGCTTGCTTTTCATGAACGGACGTCATTGGAAGGTCATGTTGATTATAACCATGCAATATCCT